GACAAGTTGGCATCCGCTGAAGCCTTTGCCAAGAAGGCACAGGAAGATGTGGCTCGCATCGCCGCCGCGCAGGAAACCGCAGGCAAGAAGGCCGCAAACATCGTCGCTGACGCTGGCGTCCTCCCTGTTGAAGTCACCCCCGGTGAAGCAACCGCCGCCGCCAAGTCGGATGACGAAGTCGTCGCTGAATGGTCTGCGATGAAGCAAGGCACCAAGGATAAGCAGGCTTTCTTTGATCGCAATAAGGCTTCTATCCTGCGCGTCCTCAAACTCGCCTAATTTACCATGGCACTTCCCGCTACCCTTACTGCCGAACTCGGCACCCTGTTGACCGACAACTGGGCGGCTATCGTCGCTGACGCTGACGCTAACAGCGGCGTCACCACGCTTTCCTTCCAAATCAAACTCACGGAAACCTCCCCTCCCGGTGGCCCGATGTCTTTTGAAATCGGTTTCACCCATCGCTATCGTACTGAAATCTCTGCAAGTCAGTACGAAAAGGTCACGGGTACCGTCTCGTAATTTTCCCCTTCAAACCCTAAATAATAAACTACTATGGCTAATGCTATCGGAGGCTTAACCCTCCAACTGGTTGCGGAAGAATCCCTCCGCACCCTCGTCCCGGAACTGGTGCCCCTCACGGAAATCGCCGTGACGGACTTCGGTTCCTACGTCGCCGAGCGCGGCACCACGGTTCATACCCGTTATGCTGACTCGTTCACCGCTACGACCTTCGACGCCGCCAACGGCTTCGTTCCGGCCAATGCCGTCTCCACGGACGTTCCCGTGACCATCGCCGACCTCAAGTATGTCGATGTCGCCTTCACCGACTACGAAGCCTCCACGCTCTCGCTGGAACGCCTACGTCGCCTGTTCTTCGCCCCGATCGCCAACGCCGTCCAGAAGTCTCTGTTCGACGAAGTGCTTTCCAAGGTGACTGTGGCTAACTTCGCTACTGCCGCTTACTCTGGCGCCAAGGCATCGTTCAACCGTGTTGCTATCGCCAACGCCGCTACCGAGTTGACCAAGGCTAACCTCCCTCACAAGGGTCGTAAGTTGCTCCTCTCCCCAGACGCCCTCGGCCAACTGGTGCAGGATGCTTCCGTCGCGCAGACGTTCTCGTACGGTAACAGCGATGTTATCCAGAACAACTCCATCAGCAAGAACCTCCACGGCTTCTCGGTCAGCGAGTACAACGGTTTCCCAACCTCTGGTACCGCTTTCAACGAAGATCTCAACGGCGTGGCTTCCTGCAAGGAAGGCTTAGTCATCGTGACGCGCGTTCCTGCCGCACCTACCACGGGTGGTGGCGAACAGATGAACGTGACCGACCCGGACAGCGGCTTTACCTTCGCTCTCCGCTACTGGTACAACTGGCAGACGGGCAAGCACAACATGTCCGCCCTCTGGCTCGTCGGTTCGGCTGTCGGTAACCCGAACGCCCTCCAGCGCATCGCCTTCACCTCCTAATCAGAGGTGCGAGTTTAGGTGGCCGTCAGACAGCCACCGCCGCGCAAATGCCGAGAGGCCCATCTCCGAAAGGGGGTGGGCTTCTCCCTTTTATAGACATCGGGCTAAACTCAAATGAGCATCCAGTCTGAATGGGCGGCTGATGCCGCTGAAATCCTTGCTGAAATCCCCAAGGCAGTTACCGTCAAGAACGTGCCTGCTGGGTCGCCTATCGCGCTCAATGCCCTTATGGGGCCACCCATGGTCATGCAGGACTTGGAGACGGGTGGTTTCGTGGACAGCGCGGCTTTCGACATGAAGTTCAAGCGTACCGACGCCAACGCTAACCCCGGACTTATTGCCAAGGGTAACATCATTGAGTTTAACACCACAAAGTACCGCATTATGGCCGTCAATGATCGCCCTCCGTCCGCTTGGATTATCTGCAAGGTACAGACGCTAGTGCAGTAATGGCCATTGTCGTCACAGCCCAGCGTGATGTAAAGGTAGACAATGCCGAATTACGCAAGGCTATTGCTGTCTACGCATCGGTTGTAAAGCAGACCCTAGCCAATGTAGTTAAGGAACAGGCGCGCTTGATGTGCCGTGACATGGTGGACTTTACCCCTCCATTTGAATCAAAGCCGTCCACGGGCGGGCAGAAGGTCGGCGGCGGCTTTACCCTCAAGGCTCGCAATAAAGGGCGCGCTTCAGCCGAGCGCGACATCCGTAAGATTTTTGCCCCCCTACCCCAAGCCCAAGCAGGTACGGTAGCCAAGTATGGCAATTCTTCAGTTTTTGCGGCATGGATGAATCAGAAGTTGGCCCTCCCAGAGCCTCACCAACCCGGTTACATCTTTGATTACGCCAAGCGGGACGGTGTATATCTTACGGCTATTACTAAATGGGATTACTTCAAAAACATTGAGGAAGGCGCCAAATCCCGTAAGGCTACATTTTACCTCCAGCCCAACATGGGAGACATGGAGCGTATCCATAAGCGCCTGCGCGGATCACCACATTACCGAGTTAACGAAACCAAGACTTCCGAAAAGGTCTACGTCGAGGACTTAAAGATGGTCAAACAATACGTCAAGAAAGTCCAACAGCGCGTAGGTAAACTCAAGTCTGGCTGGTGGTGGGCAGGTCAAATGCTTGGCAAAATGCGACAAGCCCAATGGATTAGCGAACAGGGTTCCTCTACCGCAATCTGCAACAAGCAACTGACTGGCGACAAGCCGGGAGTCCTTATTGGCAATAGCATCGCCCGCAAGCACTCGCAGGCTTGGCACCTTTTTGCTTTGGCGCGCAACTACCGTCACTTTGCCCTTCGTAACCAAATTATCCAAATCCTCAAGGGTGACAGGAACCGTGGAAGGATTCTTGAGGCGGCAAGCAAACTAAAAGGCATCTCTATCTCTACCCAACCATGAGTACCCCATTCTATTCAATCCGTAGCATCTTGGAGTCCAAACTGACTCCCTACATCTCCGCTGGCATCCCCGGCGTGGCCGTCCACAAGGGTATTGCGGATGAAGTGCGCGTCCTGCCCCAGATCATCGTCTACGCCGAATCTGCCACCGCCGCCGACTCCCTTGGCTCAAAGCCCCTTGGGAACTACCAAATAAGCCTCAAGGTGTACGTCTACTCGTCTGCCGATGACGAGACTTTGGATACCCACCGCGCGCGGGTACAGGAGGTAATGAACCTGCTCAACGACGATGACGCTGTCAAAGCCCTGTATACCCCTGCTACGGACGGTCAAATCTACGACCTATGGATTAACTCGGACGACGAGGGCATGAGCCAGCGCCGCTATGGCAACGTCCTTGATTTCACGGTATTTGCCGTTCTACCCCCCGCCCCTTGACATTCGGCTAAACTCAAAGAACTACTATGGCTTCTATCGACTACGGCGTGGCGCACTTCTTCGGTTTACGGGGTACGGAAACCTACATGACCATCCAAAGTGATGGCATTACCGAGTCCTTCGCGCTCGACGTTGAAGTGGCAGATGAAGATGGCCGTGTGATCACCGACCGCCTTGACGACCGCCGTACTGAAATCAACCTCGACGGCGTCCTCTTGGCTAGTGATGTTCTCCCTTCAAACGGCACCCAGTTCACCTACAACGGAGTCCAGTATATCCTCAAGTCTATTGATGACAAGGGTACGAACAAGGACTACCGCAAGGTGAGCGTGAAGGGCATCAAGTACGAGCAAATCGCCTAACCCTAACGGGTTTCCGAGTATGGACACTCGGTTCATCAAGGCTACCATAGCCCTGCCTACGCCCAATCGGGTGTGCGGCAGGGTTTTGCTTCCTTTCTGCCTTCGTCATCGTGTCCTGTTGGAGTCCATTGACTCCCCGTTCCTAAAGCCGGACGACAGGTCTTTTAGCGCGAAGGATGTAATCTGGGCAATCAAGATCATAAACACTTACGATAAATCCATCATCCATGAGTCCCTGTCCTTACAGGAACGCATGTGGGTATGGTTGCTAAACAAGAGCCGTTTCAACTTGGCGCGCACCGCAGGGTTCATCCTAGGACATATCACTAACTCCTGCTCTTACCCTAAACTTTGGAATAAAGAGGAGAACGGGAAGAAGAATGAGAACATCCCTTGGACGCTCGCCTGCGTGGCCAATAACGTAAGGAATGGTTGCTCGCTTGAAGAAGCGTGGACGATGCCGGAAGGTGAAGCCGTGTGGATGTCTATTTCCCATGCGGTCTACAACGGAGCAAAGATTGACGTTCTTTCTACCGATGAGGAAAAAGAACTAGATAAGTTCAACGAGCGTATTGAAGCCTACAAAAAATCCAAACATAAGAACTAATGGCTGGCACCGATTTAACAGTATACATTGGCGCTGACGCTACGGCTTTCGTAAAAGGGATGGATGATGCCATCAACAAAGCCTCTGGTAGCAAAGGTGAAGGCAAGTTCGCCAACCTTTTAAGGTCTGGTGTCGAGGGAGGCATTACTGGTCTTGTCTCCGGGATTGGTCAAATGTTCGGGCCACAAGGTCAACTTGTCGCCGCCGCCGTCAACCTAATGATTGAAGGAGTTGGAAAACTTATTGAGAAAGCCAAGGAGTTCCGAAACCTATCTTACGCTACTGGTTTATCTGGTGGTGAATTATCTAAACTTGAAGGTTACGCAAAATCTACTGGTGTAAGTTTAAGTACTCTTGCTGGGGCTTTCTATGAGTTCAATAAGCGTATGGCTACCGCGCAGATTCGTGGAAGTGAGTTTAATGTGGCGGCGGCTAAACTGGGTCTAGACCTAGATAAACTTAAAGACCGCACCATGACGGCACAAGACGCCATGTATGCACTATCACGCGCGCACAAGGCTGGCACCGACGCCGCCACCTTGGCCTACTACGGCAACCTTCTCCTTGGATCGTCCTACGAGCAGTTGCTACCGGCAATCAAGCGCGGCACTTCGGACATGAAGGCTTTTGCAGACCTTACAATTAAAAACGAGGACTTCGCAACGGAATCAATGTCTCGTCTTTCAGACCAATTCAGTATCTTATGGGGATGGATTGAAGGATTTTTCTACAATTTTGTCGGTGGTATTATTAACGCATTTTTAACTATTCAAGATGCGATTGCTGTTCTTCAAGTAAGAGTAATGGCCTTTTTTGATAATGAACTTGCCGCCAAGAGTCTCAACATGCGCATGGTCGGCGCAACGGATGAAAGAAAGAAAGCCGCCGCAGAAGCCGTAGCGGCCACCATGTCCGAGGATGATGCAAAAGATTTCATGGAGAAGTTTGCAAAGATTCTAGGAGAAGGCGGTCAAAAGATTAAACCTTTTGGACTACAGTCCGCGCAGGGCGCGTCACAACTTCAGCAGACGGGTGGCGGCGACATTGTGTCGGCCATCGCTTTTACGCCTCTTGAACGCATAGCCACGGCGACCGAACAGACCGCGCAAAATACGAAACCAAAGAATACCAACAATCCAGACATAGCGGCTGGTCAAAAAATGATCCCCCTAGGCTTCTAATTTATGTCACGACTAGACTACGGCAACGATCTTGCCGCACCGCAACTCCAGCCGGGATATACTATCAGCGCGGACGGCTTTGGACTTGTCCAATGCAAGGCTACCTTCCGTTGGGACAAAAGTT